CGACAGACTAAAGAGTCGTCATCCCAGAAGCCCATCTGCGTCATCACATCGAGCAGGCCCTTAACCGAGTTATCGACATCAGGGCGTGAGTCCTTCCACTGTCCCCAGAGTTTCTTTTGCTTAATCGCGTAAAAGAAATGTATCTTTACCGCGACTGGTCCTGTGTAGTGCGGAGCTTCCCGCTCCTGATCAGCGAGAGCCTCGCGTATCTTCTGCTGGTAGATGGTCTTCTGGTTACGGACATTCTTCTTGACGAAGTGATGTATCTTCCCGTCTCGTACCATCTGGCCAGTTTGCTGGGCTGTACCTGTGGGGTTAGAGTCGAGTTCGAGGTATAGTGTCATGCTGGAATCTCCTCGATGCTGTCTAATATTAGGATTCCGAAGTGATGACAGCACTCTCGCTCATGACGGCATCCTTTTGACTTATGCCAGTCAGATAGAAATAGCACCGCATCACATCGCCTCATAACCTCAATATCCACGGCGAGATAGTCGCCATGTTCGAACGTAACCGGGAGAGACTTCGATATATCCCACGGAGACACCGCAAAGTGTCCCCGCTTCGATATATCACTCTTAGCCTTATTGAACTTCATCTCGCACTCGGCGGCGGTCCTGCCTGTTATCGGAGCGGATATGTAGATATTCATTCTTCGCCTCCAATGAAGTTGAAAATGTCCATCTGTTTATTCTCTGTCTCTGCCATCTTTAAGTTATGAACAGCGCACTTGTAGTAGCTGGACTTGAGCTCGATGCCAATTCCGCGACGGCCTCTCAAAACAGCCTGATAAATCTCAGAGCCTATACCCATAAACGGAGTGAACACGATGTCATTCTCGTTTGTGTAGAGCTTGAGCAGTCTATCTATAACATCGAGCTGGAGCGGACAAATATGACGCTCATCTCTTCCCTCTCTCGCTGCCTGCACATTCAAAGTATTTGACGGGTTAATATCCCACCAGAACGCACTCGAGAGCTCGTCATACATCGGGGATGCCACTTCCTGCCATTCAGATACGGGATATGTCTCGTTAGTATGCGTTACGGGCTCAGGATTCTCGCCAGGCTTGCGCATGATAACAACATAATCAGGAATACCCATGCGACTCATGCAGCTATCCTTCTTTATCTGCTTATGCAAGAGTCCGAGAGCCTTAGTTCTCTGCATAGCTGTGACAGGGTTTTTCCAGATAGCGACTTCGGCATGATAAATAAAGCCTACACTCTGGAACTCACGAATCAGATCGCCTCTAAAGTCCTTGATGCCGATAAAACCATCGCGCTCTTTTGATGTTGGCAAGTTCATGCAGTGAACAGCCATGATGCGTCCGGGCTTTAAGATTCTGTAAAGTTCCGTAGTGATAAAGTGGAAGTGCTCAAAGAACTGCTCATCGTTCTTACTATTGCCGAGATCCCTGTCACTATTAGAGTAGGTGTAGAGACTTGAGAACGGCGGAGAATAAACCTCGAAGTGAACGCTCTCATCGGGAATGTCCCTGATAACTTCGCAAGTATCTCCGTTAATTAACTGATATCCGTTGCCGACATACTGATCAATAACTTTCATGTGATTTATCCTCCAATAGCAAATTTAAAATCTTTATCAGGCCTATAGTCCGTAGTGATGCGAGTTGTATGCTTAATCTCACTCATAGTGACATCGTGCATGAGGTTTACCATGTTCTCTTGGAGCTCATCCATCTGGGCCTGCTTCTTCTTAATGTTCTCGAGTACATTGAGCTCGGCCTCGGATAGTATGATGTGAACATTTACTGCGTGAGCCTGTCCATAACGCCAGCAACGGCGGACCGCCTGATAGAACTGCTCATAACTGTCCGATATACCGCAGAAGATAATCTCATGGCAGTTCTGGAAGTTCATACCAAAACCATAGATAGACGGCTTGCTTATGAGCGCTTTGATATTGCCATCAGCAAACGCGAGTGCGGTCTGAGCCTTATACTCAGGGCTATCTTTACCCTGTACTTCTACGCTATCAGCGATAGCTTTATGCAAGCTCTCAGACTCTGCGTTATAGTCGCACCATACGAGCCAATTATCATCGGAATCATCAACAAGCCTGCGAGCCTCTTCGATGCGGTCTGTCATAGACTCTTTACGAGCCTCACGGCGTTCTGATAATGTCTCGGCTCTCATCGCGATCAGTTCACCTTCACGCGGAGCGGATTCCGTGATGTGCTCGATAAGATTAAGTTCCGGCAGAATATATCCATCTGTTGAATAGCCGAGGTCTGACGGATTTCTAACACATACAGCCCATGTCGCTACCCACTCCCAGAACTTCTTCTCGCCATATCCCTTGAGTCTCCATGATGATGTATTGCCGCCATCATGGATAAAGTAAGTAGCGAGCATCTCCGTTCTCGTCATAATTCCTAAGAACTCAGCATGATTACCGAGCTCGGAATGATCATTCGGAGAAGGCGTAGCAGTACACGCGAGCCTGTATGGAGTCATCTGAAACTTATCTATCAACAAGTCACGCGTGGATGATGTAAATGACTTGAGGATAGAGCTCTCATCGAGCACTACACAAACGAACGCGCCTGCGTTGAAATGCTCAAGCATCTCGTAGTTGGTGATGTTGATGCCCTTCTTAACATCGGCCTGAGTTCGACAGATATTAACCTCGATGCCAAACTTCGCGCCCTCCTTTTTAGTCTGCTCGACTACTGCAAGCGGAGCGATAACCAGAGCTGAGCCTTTAGTCTTTTTGCAGACCTGATGCGCGAACTCGAGCTGCATGATCGTCTTACCAGTTCCACAGTCGGAGAAGATAGCAGCCTTCCCCTTCTTGAGAGCCCATGAGACTATATCCTTCTGGAATGGAAACAGAGCACTATTAAGACTGCTCTTCCTGACAGTAAATCCAGCTTCGATGCGTTCCAGGTCTTTTGTTTTCAAAAATTCCTCATACGTCATTTTCTAATCTCCTCCACGGGTACATTGAAGAAGTCGCTCATGGTCTGCCAAAACAGCTCAGTCCTCGAATCGTGAGGTCTGCGTCTGTTTACAAGTCCCTGCTCGGCCTTGATGATAGTTGAGAATGAATATCCTGTCGCATCTGCGACATCCTGGATAATCAGTCCGCGTTCAACGCGAGCCCGGCGCAGATTCGTCTTAATGACATAGGGTGATCTTCTCTTCCTTTTAGTTCTGTATTCATATTTCATGTTCATTCCTCCAAAATCGGGATAAAGGTTTATAAGGCTTCACCTACCTGGAAACACGGGGACCTTGCGCCCCGTTTTACAGGTATGGAGCCTTAGCGATCAGCTTGGAAATAGGGAATGTTTGGAAACAAACATATATATAGTCCTTTTTCCAAAACTGGAAATAGGGAAAAACGCCCTTTTTCCAACCGACCTGGAAATAGGAAAATCAGCTTCCTTTTTCCAGCTTCCAAACGATGCCATTGTTGGTCCCGTATTCATCATCAAATTCCTTTATGTAACTTAATAACGTGCGCCTCGACGGACTGCCGCCGCACCATTCCGCCATGTCTGTTATCTTTGCCTTGCCATCTACGGCACACATACTGAAAGCTCTATCGAGGATTCCCTTGCGCTCTGTCGATGTAGTTCGCTTTGAGCTTTTATTGAGATTTGCCTCACGGCTTCCCTCGATCGGAGCTCCGGCGAGAAGGTTATCCTTATCTATGTAATGAGTAGGAAACTCAAACCAGACATTTGTAGGCTCGATGTCCTTAAAGTCACGAAGTACAAAAGACATCTGCATCGGCTTTTTGCCTGCCTTTATCTCAGTGCCGAGGATCTCGAGCATCTCTTTTGACGGATCAAGCATAGATAAGTCGATAATGGCATCCGCATCTCTCGCAAATACTCCTGAGCCTGCGCCTCTGTCGATAGCCTTACGTTCACCAGATGCGCCCTTCGGGTGATGATGGTCATATATAACCGCCGCGCCCGTTTCCTGAGCTATTCTGTCGAGAGCGTTGCAGAATGTAGTGATAGCCTCAGCGCTGTTCTCGTCGCCCTGCTGGACCTTGTAAAGAGGATCAAGTATGATCGCTATGAACGGCCCTTGATTACGGACTCGGCGGATGACTTTTCCAGCTAATTTCTCAAGCGGTATGGCATAACCTCTCAAGTCCCACGGGACGATGTTCTTGCATCCCTTCTCTGACATGGCCCATTCGTTCGCGTTGTATATACGCTTAAAGCGCTCATGGAGCGATGCCTTCTGGACCTCGAGATTCATATAGAGAACGCGGCCCTGTTCACACTTGAACTTACCGAGCCACGGCTTGCCTTCTGCTATACAGACAGCGAGCTCTTGAGATAGGCACGTCTTGCCAGACTTAGAGTCTCCTGTGATTATCATCTTATTACCTTCTCGGAGGATGCCCCCGATAAGCTCTGGCGATAACTGCGGCGGACTTTTGAGCTGATCCCAGAATGTCTCGAACGGCGGAAGGTCATCGCTGATGCCTTCGAGCTCATCAAGCCACTCTTCCCATGTAGAGCATCCGATATTAACTGCGAGAAGTGTCTGACACTTGCCGTTACGCATGACACCGGGCATCCTCGACAGTCTGCTCGGGTTAGCATTATTCGTATCTACCACGAAGTTATGCTTAGCCAGCTCGGAGAAC